CCACGTCATTTGCGCCCGACCCAAAACAGGACAGCGGTGAGGAGCACGATCAGAGTTGCGCTGCCGAGCGCAATGTCGAGCACCATGCCGCCCACTAAGAAGTCGCCGCTAACGCCCATCACTTTTCCCCTTGTTGCGCTTTGAGATCGCAGCAGCCTTGCGACGTGCATCGGCCTTCGAGCTTGCTCCCCAGGCCTGCAGCGACAGCAGCAAGCGAGTAGGCTTTCCGTTTTTGCGCTCTGGGCCGGGCATGTTGCCCATGCGCGCCAAAAACGAGGCGCGGCGCGGGTTGTCGCCAGCCTTGACCGGCGCTTTTAGGTCGCTGCCTGGGTTCTCGCGCTCGTAGGACCGGCGGCCCTTTTCGTTGAGGCCGCCCGCCGGGTTCTTGCCGGCCTTACGCGTCCAGGCTGCGGATTTCATGCCGGCGGCGCCTCGGCTTGCTGTTGCTGCATGGCAGCCTCAGCCGCCTCCTGCATCTGCGCCATCATCGCGGCGCGCTCGTCTTGCGTCGTGAGCACGCGAGCCGGCACCCCGAGACGGTCAGCAATGAACGCCAGCGTGCGCTCTTGGTCGATTGCCATAGCGCCCATTGGCCCGAGCTGCTGCGCGATTTGCGCGAACTGCAGGATGCTCTCGAGCTCCTCGCTATTCTGCGCCTTCGCGAGCGGCGAGACAGGCACGACCTTGACCGCTTGACCATCGACGCGCAGCGGCATGTCGATCAGGTTTTCCTGGTCCATAACTTTCAAGATGCGACCGACAAGCGGCAGCATGCACTCTGTCATCATGCGGCCGAACGCCGCCCCCATATTCGCCGCCAGCTCCGACATGCGCGCGCCGATTTCGGTCGCGCTGCGCGCGCTCATGGTGTCGGGCGGGAGGCTGTCGTCGAGCAGGACGCGCTTGATAGCCAGTGTCAGATCCTGAATCACGAGCTGCGTTAGGTTCACGTCGCCAGCGCGAGGCACAGGCGCAAGGCTGGGGCCGGATGGCCCACCGTTGCGCGCGACAGGGATGATAGCGCCAGGCTCGATGTTGATATTCTGCGGGTTCAGCACTACGTCATCGGCGGCTGTGTACATGCCTGCAATGTTGATGCTGGCGTTTTGCAGCAGCATGCGCTTCGTCGCGTTAAGCGTTTTGATGTCGGGCAGCGCAGTGACCAGCACGCCCCGCCCCATCGTCTCGCCGGCCGCGACCATGTAGCGCGACACGATCCAGGGCGAGCTGTTCAGCTCGCGATAAACCAGCTCCTCGCGCTGGTCCGGCCAGATCAGGTGGTAGCAGTAGTAGTCCTCGTCCGGCATGTAGACTGTCGCCTCGATCAGGTCTACTTCCTCAACCGGGTTCTCGACAAGCAACTGCTGCAGACGGTCCGGCAGCACAGCGTCAGGCCACTCCTGCTGCAGAGCTTCCACCTTGATACGGTGCTTGCGGTACACGTTGTCGATCTGGCCGTGCGGACCGGCCTCGAGCGCGACAAGAAATTGCGGCACAGCCTCAAACCGCACAGGCGTCATCTCGTCGCCTGCGGATACTTTCATCACAGCCGTGCCGACTGCCAGGTCCAGCAAGAACTCGCTCATCGCCAGGTCGAAGTTAGTGCGACGCAGGACGGCAAACATACGCTCGTTGTAAATGTCGAGCGCTACTTGCAGGTCGTCGCGCTTGTCCTCTGGGATGTCGTCGCCGGCCACGAGTCGGCACCAATTACGGTACGGCGGAAAGATTGTGCTCTGCAGGCGGTTGGCGAAGCGCTGCGTCGAGCTGATCGCCGTGCTGTCGAACACGCGATCCATCTTGCTTTGGCCTGGCGAGCGGCCCTCGTAATAGCTGTAGAGGTTGCGCTGCGGAAGCGCGAACTCGTAGCACTCCTCGTAGATCGAGCGCCACTGCTCCTTGCGCGCCTGCGCGCGCTCGTAGCGCCGCAGCAGCTGGTCTACCGGTATCGGCATCTAGCCTAGGGTTGACTTGAGGCCGAGCTGCGCGTCCGCACGATCCGGCGAAAGAAGCAGCCGCATGCCAGTGCCGCCCCGCGCTCTGCGGGACGACCGACGCGCGCGGTCAGCCGCTGCCGTTTTCTGCATTTCGGTTTTCTGCTGCGCCTCAGCGCGCTGCTCTTGCTTGACGACGATCTCCTCTTGCCGCTTCTGGCTCTCGGCGATTGCCGGATCCGGCGGCGGCGGTTTCGGTTTCTTTAGGACTGCACCCATCGTCGTATAGCCTCGCCATCAGGTAGTAGTCGTCGCCAGTCGGCCCGTATCGGCGCATGACGCCTTCTTCCTCGAATTTAAGCCACTCAGCAAACCGGACGGCTGACGAGAATGATACCTGCACGCTCACCTGGCACCGGTGCAGCGCCATAGCGGTACCAACCTCGTCGAAATACTGGCGCGCAATCCGAGCCACAGATACCGCGTGGGTGCCAACGTGGCGGTCGCGCAGCATCCAGGCCTCGGCGTTGCCTTTGCAGTAGACGACCAAGCCCCAAGCCGCCCACACAATCCCATCGTACAGCGCGGCGTAGGCAGGCCCGGACGCCAGCTGCGACTCGAACTGCCGCATCATGGAGGGGTCGGCGTCGAATAAGCGCTGCTGCAGCGGGTGCAGGCGCATGCCCCGTATATGCCGCATCTCGGCCCTAACACAGATGGCACCGCGCGGCAGGCGCGGCTTGAAGCCGTCCATCAGCGCGCCTCACACGCGCGGGCGTCAGGTTTCATCGTACTCGTAGAACACAATCAGCTTGCTCGCGCTCAAGTGTTCGGCCTCAACCGCCCTACAGTCCGGGCACGGCAGTTCGTCGACGGCATGGACGTTCGCATTGAAGATCGCGTACCAGTGCAGCCGACACGCCCGACACCTGAGCAGCGCAACACGCGAGCCGTCGTCATGGCTGTGTTGCCGTTTCTGCGCGAATGGGACGACGCGCAGGTCACTCATTGGTGATCGCGATGTTCTTCTGGTGCGCCCGCGCCATCGCAAGCAGCGGCTCTTTCCACTGGGCCCAGAACCGCAGCGCGTCCCTCCCGTCCATGGCAAAAATCTGCTCGTCGGTGAACGCGGCCCATTCCTCAGTCCGGTGCACCTGGCAGCCGATTTTGATATGGGCGTCGGTCACCATCACCGGCCATGTTGAGCCGAAGATGAAAACAGGCGGAATCGTCGCTTTCTGGTCTTGGACCATGGCCACGGCCACCTCACGGAGTCCGGTCTCCAGGCTCACGGCGTCCCCGGTCTCAGCGTAGGACTGGATCCGCGTCCGGGTAGCACGTAGCCACCGGGGGCCGTCCGCCTCCGCCGCCGTCCGATACGGCGCGAATTCCGGGGTGGTCTCGGTCCCGTACTCCAGGGCCACAGCCACCTCCACGAGGGTCAGATCGGGATCGATCTCGATCTGGTCATCCGGCCCCGTCCAGGTCTTGAGGGCGCGGGCTAGGTCCCCCTGGATCCCGAGTCGGATCTCAAATCCGGCCAGGGCCTCCAGGTCTCGGATCACGTCCGAGACGCGGCGCGGCTTGGTCACAGGATCACCTGTGGGCTGTTGCCGCTCTTGCTGTCCCGGAGGACGCGGAGGGCTTGACCCGGCGCCGTGAGCATGAGATCCGCGTCCGCGGCGGAGAGGTAGCCGGACGACGCCCCGAGGGGCGTCCCGTAGCTCACGGAGGCGGCGCGGTTGGAGGCGGCCGTGAGGGGTCCCACGGTCCCGCCGCCGATCGTGCCTCCCCCGGAGGTCCCGCCCGAATTGGCCAGGGCGCGGATCGCGCGGTGGGCCAGGGCTAGGGCTAGGGCGGTGGCATAGTCCGCGCCGTACCACGAGACGCCCACCATAGCCTGAGCGAGCGGTAGGAACGGGGCCAGGGTGGCGTCCGTGAGTCCTCCGATCTCCGGGGCTAGGGCGCGGGCGTCATCGTAGACGGACACGGATCACACTCACGAGGTGGGGAGCTTGAGGAGGAGGGCCGTCTCAGGCTTAGGACACTCCAGGCCGCCCCACGAGGCCGCGTAAACGGTGTTGCTACCGTTGGCGGTCTGGTAGGTGTGGACCGGGGTGGCGCCCATTTGGCGGACTTGAGCCAGGCCGAATTCGTCCGAGGACTGGAACAGTAGCGCCCCGTCCACGTTGGTCCCCCCGTCCACGTCACGGAGCGAGCGCCCCACGACGATCCGGGAGATCCCGCGCGCCTGGAGGGCC